GGGGGGGGGGCTGGCCGACTATCAGCCGTTGCCTGCAAGGGCACTAAGGGCCATCAGGGCAACGAACAGGGCGGCGAGAAGCAAGTAACCCAAGGCGCGGAATAGGTCGCTCACAGTGCGGCCTCCCAGTTCTCCTCAATCCAGCGGTGAATTGTTTCGACAGTCTCGTCGCAGTCGCAGTGGACACCGCAGCCCCTCGGGTTCTGGACGCGATCAAACCGGAGTTCCACGAACTCTCCAAAGCGGGATTCAACCATCTCTTCGAGGTTGTCCAGAATGCGGGACACGTCGCGGACTGTCGCGGAGCTTCCCCAATAGGACGGCTCCGTCGGGAGTTGAATTAGGACGGATTTCATGGAATCAAAAGAGTTGGATGATGATTCCTCCCTCAAACCCGATCACGATCGTCTGATCACGGAGCCACTCCAGCGCCTCCTCCTCATCCGAGAACTCTTGGCCGTATTCCTTCGCGGCAGCGATCCCGGTTCTATGCTCTGAGAAGTCGCAGCAAATTCCAACGGGGTCTAGCTCAAGCTCCACACCGCATGAATCCTCGTATTCTTCGAGGTATTCGAAGAGAGCGAAAAGGGCGGGGCGAGAGAATTGGCTTTCACGGCCAGCGGCGCGGAAAGCTTCGACGAATTGATAGGATGAGACTGTGGTTTTCATGTTGTTTTGAATCGGGCGTTGATCGCCCGCCATTCCCTACCAGTTGCCCGATAGGGAAGCGCGGGGAATCAATGCGCGTCAATCGCCCGGCCCTGACGGGCTAGATCGAAGCAATCGAACCGCTTGAACAGGTCCGCGAATCGCTCCCACTGCCACTCGGACAGCGGGCGCACAGGCTCAAGCTTTCCGGACTCGGACACCGTGCACAGCACCGGAGTCACGCGGATGGATGAGATGAGCACTTGGGATTCGACGTTGAACGCGAAGTCAGGGCACCAACCTCCGAGTGGCCCGCCAAGAGTTCCCATGGTCTGCGTAGTCTCGAATCCCGCACCGATTGAATCGAGGAACTTGAACGCGGTTTCCCGGTCGAAGAGCCCGGACATCTGCACATCCGAGATGCATGCCCAAAAGGCATCGGATCCGAATCTCTCTTTGAGCTTGCGGCAGATTTGGAAACGAGTTTCCCCGCGCACATCGTCCAAGCGGTTCAGGATTTCACGCGGGATCGAACCTTCCTTGGCGAGGTAATTGTACTCCGAGTCAAAAGGCTCGGATGGTTCAACTTCGCCTCCCGGCCACTGGCGGATAACATCCGAGAGCGTGATTTCGTGGGATCCCCACTGCTCAAGCTGCGGGTGCTCTCCGGAAAAGGAAGCGACGACTGAGAAGCCAAGGCGGTACTTCACAGGGCACCTCCGATGAAGAAGAGAACAAAGCAATAGGCGAGGGCACCGAGGACGAGGGCGCAGGCGGCTAGGAAGGCGAGCGCTTGGATGAGGTTTTTGAGGGATTTCATGATGTTTAAGAACCGGCCACTATGGCCGGACCAGATGACACCGTTGCCGATGCCACCGGATCCGATCACTGGGCGACGATACGGGCCGCGACGAACAAGCGATGATCCTGAGTCCCGAAGTCGTGGTCGTACCGATAGTAAATCAGCCAATCACCAGGAGGGTGGCGATCGATACGCTCATCGGGACCAAAGCGGGCAAACAGCATGCACCAGCAATCCTCCGGGGTTCCCGTAAGGATTTCATGGTTCCCGTGCCCGTTGTTCGCAAAGTCAGCTACCCAGTCGGGCGTCGGGCTGACAGTGGCGATCGGAACAAATGTTCCGGGGCGAACCCAGCCTGCGTTGGTATAGGAAGCGAAAGGCTTCTCAGTCGTTGCGGTCGTTGCTGCGTTTTTCATTGGAGCCGACTATTTAAGACACTGGGCAACTTTCGGCCACAAAAAAGGGGCGAGTTGCTGGTTTTTAGTGGCGAGTTGCTTTCCGGAGGCTAGGAAGGGGGCATGGCCAGGAAGGGGAACAAAGAAGCGAAAGAGACGGAAAGAGCGGTTCAGGTCATCCCGGAAAAGGGAATGACCAAGAATGGGAGGAAGATTGGGAGACCCCTCAAAATCCTTTCCACTGAAGTCACAAAAAAAGCGATCGAAGCGGCGAAGCTGGGGATTCCTTTGGAACGGATCGCGATCGGTTGCGGGTTCTGGAACAACGGAGCCGGTTGGCAAAGCTACCTCGCCAGGAACCCAGATTTCGCCGCGGAGCTGGAACAAGCCCGATTCAATGGTGAGGTGGAACTATCCTCAGTCGTTCGTTCCTGCGGTCCAGGTTGGCAAGGCTCCGCTTGGCTACTTGAGAGAACGAGAGGTTACGTAGCAAGAGCTCAACTCGAGCACACTGGCAAGGGAGGGAAAGAGTTGAGCGTCAGTGGGGCGCTGCTGGGCGCATTCGGAGGGAGCAAATAACACCACGGGGGGAGGACCACCCCCAAGAGGGGGGTGGGTGTTACCTGTATACCCCCTCCCCCTACCGACCCCAATTTTATGCCCGTCAAGCAAATTAAACGGAAGAAATCCCCTTCACTCGGAATGGGTTCTCACATCCCTGCGTGGAAGCAGCGTAAGCTCCTGGAGGAGGCTCAGCAGCTCAAGAACTTCCCGAAGATGATGCTTGGCCTACGTGATACGTATCCCTGGCAGGAGGCGGTGCTCGGGGCGTTGAACGAGAAGCACTCGAAGGTGGCTCTGAAGGCTGCGAACGGCTCTGGCAAGACGAGCATGGTCGCCGCGAGCGCGGTCATCTGGCATATGCTCCGCTGGCCGGGGAGCTTGGTGGTCTGTACGGCAGGCGTGTACCGACAGGTGGCCGACGCTCTGTGGCCTCATCTGCGGAAGATGATCAATGGCTTGGGTGGCGAGGAGAACGGATTCTCGATCAAGGATGGCGAGATTCGATACGTGTACCCGAAGAAAGTGGATGGGCAAGAGCTGATCAGCCGGTGCATCGGGTTCAGCGCGAGCAACCCGGAGAAGGCGGAGGGCTGGCACGTGCAGGGTCCGAGTAACGACCTGATGTACATTGTTGACGAGGCGAAAGCGGTACCGGACGGGATCTTTCAGTCGATGGAGCGGTGCCAGCCGACGCGGACTCTGCTGATGAGCAGCCCGGGGGGTAGCTCCGGGTACTTCTACGATGTCTTTCGGCGGAATGACGGCAAGTGGCAGACCTTCACGGTGACCGCTTACGACTGTCCGCACATCCGGAAGGAGTGGATTGATGAGCAGATGGCCCGCTGGGGCGAGGGTCATCCGCTGGTGCGCTCGATGATTTACGCCGAGTTCATGGAGGATGACGGGAGCCTGACGGCTGTGAAGACGGCTGATTGGCAGAAGGTGGTATCTGGCCCACCCAAGGAGGAGACGGAGGGTCACCGCCTGACCGCGGGGTGCGATTTCTCGGCCGGCGGCGACGAGAGCGTGATGGTGGTGCGCCAGGGGAACACGGTCAAAGCTCTGATCCGCTGGCGGGACAAGGACACGATGGCCAGCGTGGGCCGGTTCATCGCGGAGTTCCGGAAGTGGAAGCTGAAGGCTGAGGACATCTACGCGGATGTGGGAGGCATGGGCGTTGTCATGTGCGACGCACTGCGTGCGGAGGGCTGGGATGTGCGCCGTGTGAACTTCGGTGAGCGGGCGATCCGGGATGATCAGTTCGTGAACCGTGCGGCGGAGATGTGGATCGAGTTCGGTCGGATGGTGGAGGAGGGGAAGGTGAATCTAGGCCCGGTCGGGACCGACGAGGTGCTGCTCCAGCAGTTCGTGAGCCGCAAGGTGCGGACGAACGGGAAGGGCAAGCTCACGCTGGAGGGCAAGGACGAGCTACGCGCCAGAGGGGTGAACAGCCCGGACCGGGCGGACGCGATGGTTCTGGCCTTCTGTGGGGGTGGCGGGAAGCGGATGGACGAGTACATGAAGGCACTGGGCGAGGATGGGCGGAGCCTGCTGGAACGCATGGAGGATGAGCTTGGCCCGCTTGAACCTGAGGGGGTTGCGCTTGCTGGTTGCGAGGTGGGGGGATAAGAGGAGGGGAGGACATTTATGATGACCGATAAACAGCGGAGTGCGTTGCAGGGGCAGATTGTCGAGGCTGTGGGCCAGCG